CACGATAGTTTGACCATCAGCGATTGTCGCCAATACCTCTTCCCCGCGAGCCATGACATTGTATTGTACGATGGATGCTGCGGCATAGTCGTCGCTAATGGTCTTGCCCTGGAGATCATCCTCGACTGCAAACATTCTTTGAGCATTACCGGCGGCGGTGGCATGTTTTCTGACTTTCCCAGTGCTCATTTTTTCGATGAGATGACCAGGGGTTATTGTAGCATTTGCAATCGCTTCTTTCCGGATTCCCAATCCAGAGAGAACAATTGTTTTCGGGGTCGTTGAAGCCATTTTTCTTCTCCTTGTTCTTTATATTATTTTTATAGACCGAAAAATCAGATTACTTTTTCTGACCCAAACTTTCCGAAAGGGTCATGGGGACATAAGGCTCTTCCCCATCGTCCTTGTTGACAATCTTTGTCGACGCGGGATTGAGCCCGGAATAATCGACGCCGGTAGCGACAGGAAGCAAGGAAACGATGGATTCCAACATAGAGAGATCCATATCCTTGAACTGATCGTCGTTGAATTTATTTCGCTCGTTGGCTTTGATTTGTCCGATCATCTCGCCGCGTTTCCGGTCGAGTTCCCTCATCCCAGCATTAAGAACCGAGCGAATGGGGGCGGGAGCATCGGCAAGGAATTGATTGAGGATTTCGGCCGGGGTTTTCGGGATGTCCGCCGTCACAGTTACAGTTCCGACAGCCGGAATAGCAGTATTGGTCTTCATGGTTTCGGTTTCTTCGGGGGCGCCCATGTTGGCGACAAGTTTTTCCTGTTGCTGGGAAGTCAGGGAAAGCAACCACTCCCGGTCGGCTTCCACAAATGCTGTGTTTTCATTGGAGATAAGGGCGTTTACCATCATCTCCCCACACTTTTTCTTCATCGCAGGGGTTGTTGCATCTTTGCACTTCATTTCATCGGTCGGCATGTTGGTATTCTCCTCTTTGTTTGTTTGAACTGCCTTTTGTTTATAGGTGATTTCTTCCACTACTTCGATTGGTTCCCCTTGCAGAACAATATTATCGGATGTATCGAAACCATACCCCTGTTTCAATAACATTGATGTTCGGGGTTGTCCTTGAGGCCGATCATCCTGAGAGTAAATAAAATAGTCAGAATAAACGGCCCTAAGATAATTTAGTCGGGTCATGTAATCATTCTTGATATCCCGAATATCCAGCCCATCGACATAACGGCGGATTTTCTCGAGTTTAACCCCCATTTCTTGTTCATTATAAATATAAACAAGATTCGGTTTTTGTTCAACTCCTTTATTGACCCGTACTCCGCAACCATCATCCCAACTACAAGCTCCTTTTTGATTGGGGAGAAGAGCCAGGTGGTCCGGTATGATTTCTAATACNTTGGCTGCATATTCTTCATTNTTCCAAGATCCAGCNACATTATCCTGNAGNGCTAACAATCCGGTGGAGACATCNAGTTGNCCCCCGTTATCGAGGAAAGTAAGCAGTTGGGGGTTAAAGGAATTGGCCCGAGCGACATTCAACCACAAATCAGCTTTAAGNTTACCCNCTTCAAATCGAACATTGCGGACGGTCCCAATCTCCCATTGAGCCCGGATAGCCCCGTCACTATTGCATAAGATGTATTCCCCAACTTGATTAACGGGATGACCAATAGTAACAGGCATGTTGTTCCATGCCATTGTACTTGCATTGATTACAGAGGAGGAGTAATAAACCGGCTCAGAACCAGCCCCATGATGAACCCCCTCGACCAACAAGACACAAGGGTATATTCGATAGTCAATATTACCCTGCCGTCTGGGCTGGGAAACAAGATTGAGTTGCTCCCCTACGCTCAATATTAACATCATCTTCGACTCTTCCCCACTATTAAGGAATGTTTTATAAGATGGGTCACTTTCTAATTTTGAAATATCGATCAGTCCTTTCATTGTCTTTCCTCAATTTTATTTTACATCAATTTCTCTTACCAACTTGATGTCTTCTAATTCCTGCAACTTTTTCTTATTTTTACTTATCCGGGCGGCCCTGATAGGATCATCCACAGCTGCATTGCAATCAGAGTTAAATTGTAATTCCCCATTTACTATTTCTACAGGGGGGATTTCTACTTGGATCATCATTTTATTTCTCCCATCCTTCATCGAAAAATTTGCCTTCCATAGCAATATCTTCGATCTTTACTCTTTCAACTCCGCCTAGAATAATAAACTCTTTCTCCCTTACATGGGATAGAGTAACCCCCGACATTAAATCTTTATGGACAATAACATGAGAACGAGGAACTTTTTTCCGAATAACCACCCCGTCAACATCTCCTAAAGCGAATTCCTGAGCAATTCCCAAATCAGAACTATATCCGGACAACCCCCGATCTTTAAAAGGAATAGATTTTGGTTTTGATTCTCTTAAAATCCCGGTCCATTGTCTTCCTGTCCTTCCATCGGTCCCCCGGTATACAGTTACAGATTCAATATTATTGAACTCCATATAAGCTTGATTGAAAGCTCTTAAACGGATATATTCTCCCTCTTTGATGAAGTGTTTATACTCTTTATAGTAACTAATATTATTAAACCCGGAACGAATAGAAAAATCATTCCAAGAAAGGGTCTTTTCCATATCTGTAGCAACGGCCCGAAGAAACATAGGGTGATCAAAGTTAGTATCATCTTGCCATTGATGAAGAGCATTAAACCCATTCGGGAAGTAAGTTTGAAATTTCTTTTGAAGTATCTCAGTAAACTTGGGAGAATAAGATCCTTCTACCCCAGAAGAACCTGTTTTTAGAATATCCTCTTGTTTTTTCATAAAATCCAGGAATCAAGCCTTCTGTTGGATATAATAGTCCTTCCATGTTGGGTCTTTAATCATATTAACCACTGGATCTACAATAACAGGTTCTTCTTTATCCTTTGGAATATGGGGCAATGCAACACATCTGCATTGAGGATGAACAGGAATCAAATTTTCAGCTTCATCCACTGAGAATATTTTCTTATCCAAGGGGGAACACCTCTTACATACTCGGTCATCCCCAGCGGTCAAATACTCCACCTGGATCTTTATACCCATAACCCCGGCTGCTCGGTATTCCCCAATATTTGCGGAATGATGAGCTCTTATGGTTTCAGTCCTAGCCAATACCTCGGCCCTTCGTTGGCTGTCAATTTTTCTTCCGAGACTATCAGTAATCTCTAAACTTTCCCCTCGACCGGTAATTGTCTTATCCAACAATTTAGCCAACTCAATAGGATGTTTGCCGGCAGCCATCCCCATAGCCAATACGTCAGATACAGCCGATTCCATTTCTCCGGTAATGGACTTAAGCGAAGAATACGCTCTGGTATAAATCAATCCAACTCGATCAGCATGGACCATTGAATTAAAAGCAACTTGGATAGGATTTCCCCCCAAGGAACCATCATCAATTTCAACTCCCTGTTTCTTTAATTCTTGCCGGGATCTTTTTATCCCTTGTTGATAAGCAGAATCAATATAGGTTTTCATCCAACTGTCTCGAGCTTCAGTCGGAGAAGATACCAGGGAATCCCTTACAATCTGTATTCCAGACTTTGCATTGCTGAGAATGTACTCGTTATTCTTCCCGTGTAACCAATTAACAAAGGCCTCAATCTTTTGGTCAGATCGAGGGAAATTGAACTGCTTAGCAGACAACCCTGCAGCATTGAACATTAGCCGATTGGTTTCAGTAAGGGCCAATACATCCAAATCGATGAGTGCTTCCTTTATATCCTTCATCAGTTGAGCAAACTTCGACCTCATAGCCGCAACAAACCGTTGACGGGTCGTTATGGTCCGTGTAGGATCGACTGCATTGATAAATAGAAAAATTGGACCACCCACTTATTCCACCTGACCTTTAGTAATTGTTACAGGGAGAAACCAAGTATAATCAGCACTACCACCGTCTGGGGTATGTTGTATCTCCAGATAGGCATTGCCTTGATAAGTTATATCAACCGTGCTCAATCCTGAAGTCAAAATAGCAACGATCCCGGAGCCCCAATTTGCCCCTTCTTCATCCGGATCCTGATCAACTACATCGGTATACCGGGTCTTATGATTAAGGGATACCAAGGCCGATTTCACAGCATCAGCAGAATCGATAGAAACGGCAGATCCATTAATTAATAATCTAACCGTTATCAAGGAATTGTCACCTGTTATTATTTCGGGGCGGCTCATTTTTTATATATTCCATTTAGGAGTTTTTATGGTCTTGTCAGAAATGAAAGATAACTGCCGGTCAATTCGATGAAGATTATAATAAATATTTACCATAAAATTGAGAACCTGTCGATTCAAAGAATGGGTAGGGCTATGTAAATCCACAGAAAAATCAAAGGAAGTATTAAGAAATTGATCGGTAAAAGTAAAAGAATCTGTCGTGGATACCAAACGGGAAGCAAGAACATTTAACTCATCAATCAAAGAGATCGTATCGATCAAGTTAACTAAATGAGGAACATCAACAATTAAACTATCAGAAAAAGAAAAAGAATCAATTATCTCGGAACCATTCCCGATTACTGCTACTAAATCTTCCACCAAAGAAAAAGAATCGATCAAATTGACTAAACTGGAATGGATAGCGCTTAATTCTTCGGCCAGCAATAAAGTATCGTTTGCTGATAGAACTTTATTTGCTAATACTCCTAAGTCTTCTGTCAAAAGCAGAGAGTTATTCAAATTAGTTGTTTGCCCAGAATCCGGGATTGATACATCTTCCGTCAAGGATAAACTATCCAGAATGGAAACAAACTTGGTAAGGTGAAGATCCAAATTTTCAACAAGGGTCAAAACATCGGGGACCGTAACAAGCTTTCCGGCCAATGATACCAGGGATTCCCCGAAAGACAAACCATCAACAGGGGATGAAGAAGCAGATAGAAGCGATAATAACTGTTCCGATAAAGATAGGGTTTCCTGTTGAATAAGAGATAGATCGATTATTTCGGAATCATTAAACCCCATGGAGTTTGATATATCCAAGGATAAATGAGCTCTTGGAGTAACTTGGTCGGTAAGAAGGAAATCATCTGAAGGAGTAGAAACTAAATGACGATTAACAAGGACCCCATCAGTAAAAGTAATGGCATCCGTGACATCCAAGAGCCGAGTAACAATCAGATCGAGGGAATCAATAAAAGAAAAGGAATCCGTACTCTCCAAGATCTTGTGAGACAAACTGCTTAACTGATCCACCCAAGACAAACCCTCGATTATTGTCTGGATCTTATGGGCAATAGAGCTAAGAGAATCAGACAAAGAAAAACTATCGATGGTTTCTTGGATCTTATGGGCAATAGGATTAAGAGTATCAGACAAAGAAAAACTATCGGTGGTTTCTTGGTTTTTATGAGCTATGGGGGCAATTGAATCGGACCAAGACAAACTATCAATGGTTTCTTGGTTTTTATGAGCGATTGGATTTACAGTTTCTGACCAAGAATAATTATCAGTCATCCCCTGAAGCTTATGGGCAATGGAGTTGATAGACTCCGACCAGGACAAACTATCTATTATGGTCGCTGTCTTCCTAATTACAGAGACGATTTCATCCGTTAAAGTTAAGGTGTCAGAAATGATGGATTTTTTAGCTAAAATCGTTACAAGGCTTTCAGAAAGGGAAAGCGTATTTGAAACCGGTAGAAATCGCCCTATATTGTTTTGATAGGAGCTGGTTATGGTAAGAGAATCACTAACTGATACCGATTGAGAGGGGAAATTTAAAGCAATAACAGGGGCTGATTGGGTGTAACTATTAAAATCAGCGTCAGCCGCATTGGTATTTACAATCTTTAAGGAAATGGTATCAGATATGACCAATGAACCTTTAATAATCTGGAATGAATATAAGACCTCCATCCCATTATTATTTAAGTCAGCAGTATTGCCCCCAGCAATACCATCTACTTCATCGAATCCCTCATTGGTTGTATCAAAAGTAAAAGATGTTATTCGCTGGGTAGTGCTTGACCCATCTGTTATATTGGCGGTCGCTTTCGACTGAACAACAGCCGAAGAAGCAGTAACAGCAACCCAAGACCCCGAATTAACCTTGTAGTATAAATGAGCTTTGGTATTGGAAGAGGTATTCCCTGACGTTTCAGCAAGTCCCTGTCGGAAAAAATAAGTAACCCCTGTTGTCAAAGTAGGATTTTGATTGGAGTTCCCTATTTTAACAGAACCGGTTTGTGTTCCATCATTGTAAAAAGCCCAATCGCTTGCTTGTAGAGTTGGTGGAGTAGTGGCAAGGGCTAAAGGTCCCTCGTACCAATACCCTTCAGCGGACGTTTCCACATATCGCCGCTTTTGAGGATCCCAGATTGATTCACTCCGGGTATTAATCCAAGTTCTCTGCTGCACGATCCAACTTAACCCTTTCAAAAACTTCGGAAAATGTCTTATTACTTACGATCTGACCAACACAAAACCCCTTTATTTCCCCTAAACGATGGACAAGGGAATCAATGATATCATTTTCATGAGCCGGAACCCAATACCCGTCTTTTACCATCATATAATAAGGAGCACTGTATATGATGACATAACGATTATCCCACTCCTTTTGAAGGATAGCAATCACTCCAAAGCCAGGTGCTTCAGATGGGAGGCTAGAATAGGTACTCCCATCTGCGTAGTAAATCCGATAACCCATTACGCATTGACCGTGTAGGTGATATCCAGGGTTTCCCCTTGGGCCAGAGTCTTCGTGATATCATTATCGGAAAAAAGAACACCATCTCCCGTTGCGGTATCACCTTTGTCGTCAATCGTTGCTGCGGCAGATGGACTTCCAACAAGACCAATACCAGTAGCAGTAATACCGCCAGTGGATGCCGTAATTGTTGCGGGAGTACCATTTGTTATTGATTGAGAACCAGCAGCACCTTCATCCCAGGCTTGCCGATTTGCTTCATCGTAGTTCGATGATTCAGTTCTGTTCGGAGTAGCATAGGTATTCCCCGCAGCAGCAGAACCAGATGTATAAATCCTGAAGTACCAGGCAGCAGGAGCAGTATCACCACCCAAAGCATAGTTCAAAGCAGCGTTTTTTCCTTCATTGGTAATGAGATTTGGTACCTCTTCCACACTCAGGACTTTTCCATTGATATCTTTATGTACCAAAGTATATACACCAGCCCAACCTAACTTATTTGTTTTCATTGCTTGTACCCTTTATAAATTTTCTGTTTCATCATCCCCAGAACCATCAGGTTCAGTAGGAATAATATCTTTGGAGGCCTCAAGAATACGTTCAACTTTATCCGGGGGTAACTCCATAATTTCTTCCAAGAATGCTTTAAAAGAAAGGATCAATTGAGTATCAGGGGAAGCCGTGTATTTTGCAATAGCTTCTGACCGAATCCGACCGATCTCAGACTTATCCTTGTCTGAAGGAGCAGACAAATCAGGCCACTCGACCACATAACCATCTTCAGGTAATTGCAAAACCCCAACTTCCCCTAATTTATCGATCAAAGGACGAATGATAGTTGGTTCATTAAAATGGGTCCGTCTATGATCCATTTTCTTATCCCAGACTTTTGCATCCTGGTCCGAACTCAATTCTCCTCTCTCACTTCCTTCTAAGATCCTTTTTGGAATACCGCTTGCAATAGAGATCATGGTCATCTGCACATCAACATGACTCTTTGGATCAGAAACAGTCGGGGCTAAATTCTTAACATCCATCCCCGAGAGCTTCATATACCTCTCCATCTTATGGACGTAGTTTTCGATTTCTGTCTGGAAAGCAGCAACGGTAGGAGAAGTAGGGTCGATGTCTTCATCCATAATGAAAGCAAGCCCCGGGAAAGCACCTTGCCAAAACATTTCGGCAGAACCACCAACTATAAGTTCCAAGTTAAGCAGTCGATGAAAAACTTTTTCCAAACGGGGAAGACCATATATATTAGACTCGACCAAATTATCAGCAATATGAATAATCCGAGAATAATGAACAAGGGTTTCAACATAGGAACTAGTACCCGGAGCAGTTTCAATACGAAGTCCATAAATAAGTGGTTGTCCGAATCGAGGACTTTTTTGATCAGTATCAAAGGTTTTGATAGCGGCATTATCTTCAGAATATGGTTGGAGATATAAGAGATTGGAAGCACTTACAATAGGCTCATTCAAGTTTGCAGAATCATCGAAGCCTAAAAGAAGAACACCATACCTTCCAATTCCGGAGACCAAATCTGCCCGAGCCAAGATACTGTTGATATGAAGTTTTTTCTCTAAGTCATCCCAGGCATATCGAAAAGTATCTTCCGGATCATCCCATGCATGAATGATCGGGGATTCCGACCAAGAATCATCAACGGGCTTACTTAATATCCGGTTAGCAACATCATGCCGGCGAAATTTATAGTAATAATCAGCATAAGTGATAGCATCTAATCTAGGATAACCAAGGGCCGTTGAAACATCCCGAGCCCCGTCAAAAGTAGTGGTCCCCCCATAAGTGGAACGGGAAGTCAAAATAGTATTAAGCAACATCCGTTGTAAAGTACTGACATCCGTTGTCTTTTTTTGGGAAACATTATATTTTTTCGATCTTCGTCGCATGGGATCACCACGTTAAAACTTTCTTATGAGAATCTGCGGGAAACATTGCCATGACACAAGCATCAGCAAGGTTCGGGGAACGAGTACCGGGGGGTTTTTTATTGATCACAATCTTTCCCGTACCGTCAGGGGCATAGGTAGGTTGACTTAACTCATTGACAAGTTGATCCAAAAAAGGTAAATCAGACGGAATACTTATTAATTCATTATAATCGAAAATTTCACCTTTGTTAATCATTTTATATGTTTTTTCAAATCTATTTCTAATTGACCACCAACCTTGAGCTTTTAGATTCTTGAAGAAGTCTTTATTTATGGGGGATTCTTTATCCCCTTCAATAATATGCTTCTCTGGATATAAAACTCCTTTAGAAGCGTTCCACTTCTGAATATGTAGATTTTTTGGTAAAAGATCGGCCTCT